AATCAGCTTGTAAAGCAATTACAGCACCGCTACGACCAAATACTGATACTACACCTATCGAACTATCTGATGCATATGAACCGATAACTACAGTAGCACTATCACGTGTAGATAGATGTATGATATAGCGTTCGGATGCAGTCGATAAATCTGGAGGAACCCCATTTACCCATTCAACATTGGCTCCTGACCAGTTGATTGTGCGAGGCGTAGTGTTTTGGATTATTTCTATTTCCATGTCACCACGCCAACCGGTAGCAGGCCAACTATTAATGGTCAAGGTACTTATATTAACAGCGCCCATAGTAAGAGCGACTGATTGACCTGCTGAATAACTTATAACTGTAGTAGCTATTGCAGCCACAGCTTGGTGTTTAGTAGCGAAATCACTGAATCTAGGTCTATCTAATACTGTATCTGCAAAATTAGCTCCACCACCGAATCTATCAGCATGAACATCTTCGGCACCAGTTAAATCCCAACGTATATGTTCTTGCGAGACAAAATCAACTAGATTATCGTGACTTACAATTGCCTCGATTTCTCCAGCGGTTTGATCTGCTGTAGAACCGTCCTCAACATTAATTAGAGTACGAACTTGAGTAGCGGTTAATTCAGCAACTATCCCACCTGCTCCAGCTATATTACCTAGAATTCTATTATCAGCAATTACATTCTGCATTTTGGCATAAGTGACTGCATCTATAACAATAGTCTGTGCACCGTCCCCTACAGAAGTCACATCACCCGAATGATTAGGATGAGTATAACCACTTGAGGGTGCAACCCATACAGGTAATCCACTGGATAAAGTTAGTACGTGAGTATCAGTACCTACCGCTAATTTAGATAATACACCTGAAGCTGACGCATATAATATATCACCTATAGCATATGACCCTATATTAGTACCACCTCTAGCTACATCTAAAATTCCAGATGTAATATCTACAGCAGAGTGATTATGTGATCCAAGGGTTATACGAATAGCATCGCTAGCAGAATCAGCATCTATATTTATACCATTACCAGAAACCCAAGTTAAAATATCCGTAGTAGAATCCGCTATAATAGACCCTGTAGCAGACCATGAATATCCTGAATCAGTATCTGTAACAGTATGGGTTTTGAAAGAATCTGATGCTGAACCTCCAGGCGGATCACTCCACGTACCATCGCCTTGTAAATATTTAGAGGCGTCAGAAGACAAAGCTTTTGGAACTAATCCAGATTCTACCTTACTGGCTATGACTGTTTCACCAAAATCTTTAATTATTTGATCTACAAATATAGAGTCAAACTCCATTTCATATAGATTACCATTTCCAGAAGAATACGGTATACTCTCTATATCGACCATTCTAATAGTAACTTCCCAATACTGGGCAGATGGATTTGATGTACCGTTAAAGGTCTTTAAACTATATTCCGTCCAAGTAGTAGTACTAGCTGGAATTTGGAGTGTTGCACTAGCTGTATCTATAATACTAGTACTACGAGCTTCTGAATAACCGTATATCTCTATAAATACAGAACTAAGAGCTGTATACTGGTTTCTGGCTCTAATCTTTATATTAAATTCGCCTGAATTAGACCTAAATCTGTGAAGATGGGTTAATATTATAGACTGTACATAATCTGAAGCACCCGTAGCACTAACAGGCCCAAGTTTCATTTTTACGGAATTTGAACTATTTACACCGTTACTCTCTACAACCACGGTGGCTGGGGTATAAACAGGGCTAACATCCGTACTACCGTTAGCAACCATTTCTTGTGTAGCGTACCAAAATGTGCTATTACCTGGAAAAGAATGATCGAAATCTATTATATCAGGAGCGATTCCGTTATCAGTAAATTGCATAGGTATAGAACTAGCACCTATCGGAGTACGATCAAAGTCTGGGTCTATAACAGCGGTTTGATCTACATCCCACTGTGATCTATATATTTCAAATTTTACATCAGTACCAGCGGCTGTAGAAATATTTGCTGTAGGGTCTGGATCTAATGAATCATCTAATACTACTCCAAATTTATACGCCTCTGTTACACCTGTACCAATTGTAATGAACGTAGTAACTACACTAAAGATAAACCATCTAGTATTAGATATTTTGTATACGATTCTGTCCCCTTCTCTAACTTCACTAAACAAAAGAGCATAGTTAATTCCATCTATATCTTTCTTATTAATCAATATACCATCAGTAAGATGAAAATTATTTTGACTACCAGTAGTATTGTCGCCTACATCTGTCAACATAGCATATCTACTTTGGCCAGCAGCTAGTTGTGTAGTATCTAAATCATCATAATCTAATGATGTAAATTGACCAGGTAATCCGGTACCACCGCCTGTAACAGAAAACACTGTTTCAGATACCGATGCATCATCACCGGAAAAAGTATAGTCAAACTTGACTGAAACCGTAGTACTACCAGATCCAGTAGGTGTTATAGTTATACGAGACGTATTAAGGTCTGATAACGGGTGTGTTGTGACAGTACCCGTTATAATCCCATCAGTACTATTAAGGGTTAGTCTATAGCCTTGACGCGCTACATCTGAACCCCCTTGAACGAATGTAACATCAAGATCAGTAGTTAATTGAGACGGTGTCCAGGCTCCATCAGTACCCTCACGTCTCCAAGCTAGACCGTTTTCCGGCTCTATATACCCACTAACTGAATCTAATCCATCGGTTACATCAACTAACGTTATAGTATCTAATGCAGCACCTGCGACACCATCTTTAAGAGTAATTACTATGTCACCATTAATATCACCTGAATCTAATATACCTGTATATCCGTCTGACCCAGTTACATAACCATTGGCAACATTTACTATATTATCGCCTGGATCGAATAACTGTATTGTACCTGAAGAAAGTAATGTATCTACTAAACCCTCTACTTTATGAGCCTCTATAGTTAATTGACCCGATCCGTTCTTAATTGCCGTACCGTCTATTGGTTTTATATAGTAAAATTGAGCCCCAGCTCCTCCTAAAACAGAATGAACTGATTCTGATACACTAACTACATCGCTACCGGATAAATAGTCATACTGAACATTTACGATATTTCCAGATACAGTAACTGTAGGTGTTATAGTTGACGTATTTAAATTAGTACTAACATGATTAGTCGCTCCACCATCCGTCAATAGACCGTCACTGGCTCTATCTATCTGTCTAGACCATCTAGCCTGATCAGTACCACCTTTAACTATAGTAACATCTAGATTCGTAGATGTAGCTAGAGGTTCCCAAGCTCCGTTGTTTGGACCTCTAACCCAAGCTAGTGTAGATACAGCTTCTATATACCCATAAACAGAGTCAGCCCCATCATCTATATCTACCAGTGTTATAGTATCTAGAACTGTTCCGCCAGCACCGTCTTTAAGAGTAATAACTATCTCAGAAGTTATATCTCCAGAATCCAGTATACCAGTATATCCGTCTGATCCAGTTACATAGCCATTAGCCACATTAACTATATTATTACCCGGATCGAACAGTTGTATAGTTCCAGAAGATAGTAATATATCACTAGCTCCATCTACTTTATGAGCTTCTACAGTTAATTGACCGGATCCATTTTTTATGGCTGTACCAGCTATAGCTTTTATATAGTAAAAAGTAGCTACTGCTTGTTTAGGAGTACCGAGTATTCCCGCTGTAGCAGAAGATGGAATCCATGTGGATTGAGATCCATATATATCTACTAATCTAGCCCAAAAATACCTAGCAGTAGTATTAGTAAATGGAAGAAAAAACTTTAATGTGGTTATATCTGTTAAATTTCTAGGTATTGGAAATGGTCGTATAACTGTTCCACCATCATTTCTATCATTTACAGTTCCATATGCTATTTCTAGATATGAACCCGTACGAGTTATTAAGGACGTAAAATCTACATCTACTTCTACTCCTCCAAATTCATCACTAGTAACTACGCTGTCCACAGCTGGAGGTAGTCTAGTAGCTCCACCTACAGTGTGTAATATAGCGCCACTCCATAAAGAAGGTATATCATATTCTGTAGTACTGCGAACTTGAATCTCATATTCAACCCCTACATTTATATCTTCTACTATGCCAAAACCCTGAAAAGAATTTTGTATAAATATTACAACCCATGTACCAGCATCTCCGCTGTTTACAGTTACATCATATTCTCTCCATCTAATTTCGGCTCTTAGTGCAGGCCAACGTTCACTAGAATTAGAAGGTAAGTCCCAACTAACAGCTATACGTGGATTTAATGTTCCTGCTCCATCGACTGTATGTACTATTTGATCACTATTAGCAGTAATGTTAAAAGGTGGTGCCGGTCTTAATTGAGTAGGATCTATAGGTAAAGTTATATTAGGGCTAAATACTGGAGGTGTTCCATCATCCGCTGTCAATATAGCTGGGTCGTGGTCCACACACGTAATTCTAGCTGAAAGGTCCTTAGTAGGTTCTACAGAAATTATAACCAACTCCTGGGTTTCGGAACCTACTTCACCTATCATATATAGGTCACCGATTTGTACCCCAGTAGGTATAGACGGAGTAAACGTATGACTAGATATATCAGTCCCGCCCTGTAAAGTTAGATTTTCTATGACTGATGTACCGTCATCTAATCGTATACGCATTACATATGTAGTACCTCCATCCAAATCGACAGATTCATCCGTAGTTACCACATTACCAGATATGTCCTTAATACGACCGTAACTATTACCCCAAAGAGGTATATCATGAGATGCTAATACATGATCACCACGCTGAGCTACTATATGCTCTATGTCAGAATTAAATGTATATATTTCTGGTCTAAGTCTTAATGCAGCTAAAGTATATTTACCTGTACGCCAAGCTTGATCTGAATCTGTTATACCTTGTAATTGTATAACTTCAAAATCAACAGCATTACCCACATTAAATCCATCATCATATACTATTACCTCATCTTCTTGATAATCAGAGTCTTCAGCATTGAATCGTATTTTAAATGCGTGTGGAAAATTAACAAATCGTTTAACAGAGCTAAAATTCCAACTATTTCTTGGCGTAAAAAATTGAACAGGGGTAGGTGATGCTTGTTCTAATACAACCGTCCACTTACCATCTCTAGTAGATAATGACGCTCTACCTACTCCACAAGCTATAGTTAATGCACTAAATACAGATGTACGATAGTCTACAACTTCATCATAGAATCTACCACCTGAAGCATTAGCTGTAGCCCAATCAGATAATTCATCTAGCCATATGTATTTACTCTCGTTAGTGATAGGACGAGCGTTGCCTAAACCAGTTAATATATCTAAATAAGCCCACGCTGGATCCCTAGTAGCTGCGGGCGCAGTAAATGTTTGACCTGTTTTATCCCAAGTACGTAACTCTTTTTCAGCAATAAGATTAAATGAATCTATAATACCGTTCAATTGATCAGTAGCCCTAATACGTACCTTTATAAAAGTAGCTATATTCGGCCCAATAGATACACCTACTTCATATTTAGTACTTCGTAAGGCTGTCCATGCTACAGATGAAGCTATCTCTATCCATATATCGTCAAGACTAGTAACAGCGGCTCCACCCATTATATTAGTCTGTTGACGAATTATTCGTATGTCCCAAGTATCCCTAGTTGCTGGACTAAACGTAAAACCGGATCTCAATGGGTCTCTACTTCTACTAGTTACTGCGATCCAATCAGAATTTACTCCAGATACACGTAAAGAACCGTAAGAAGACGATTTAATAGGTGGATTACCTGTAGTGGTTATATTATTTAACCCTCCAACAATTAATAGCCTGCCGTTCGTATCTTCTTCCCAGTCAAGAGTATTAACACTAACCCATGGATCTGCACTTCCGGATATTCTAAAATCTACACTGAAATGTATTTGTACATGTTTTTCTTCGCCATCTTCTTGATCTATTTTTACTAGTCCGCCCGGAAATACAAAATCAACCCCTATAGTATCTGTATCTGCTGCAGTGGTACGAGTAAACTCATCTCCAGGTGTAGCATCTTGATTAAATACTAAAGCCTGTTGTAACTCGAATATATCTGGCTGAAGTGGTTGATCAGTAATTTCTATATCTACACCTTCAAATTCAGACGCTGGAGTATCCCCTATCTTCATAGTAGTGGAATCTATAGCATACGTACCCAAACCTACACAGTATAACATGTGTAAATATTGATCCGTACCTATAACTTCTGTATATGGAAATGCGGCTATAGGTGGATACAGTCTATGTTTACCGTATAAAATAGGTATGGGTTCAAATGGAGCGAATGAGTTTCTAGTACCTGTTAATGAATTTAATCTTTTACTGGCTCCATCAGTCACATCTGGCATTAAAGGTGGTAATACTAAATTTATTACCACTGTACCTACAAACGCTATTGCAGACGTCCAAAATTCAGCGGTACCACCAATTACTTCGGCGGCAGCTGGTCCAGCATAGTATGCAATTATCAATACTACTATAACCAATATGAAACGTTTTAATGCATTTTCATCATCGCCAGCAGGTACTTTAACTATAGTCAATACATCGAAAGTATCTACAAACGTAGTAGCCCAATTATCCGCAGAAATAATATCACTATTTAAAGTAACAGCGTAATTATCGAATTCATTTCCAATTATTTCACGTATAGACATGCCTGAAGGAACGAATGCCTCCATAACATCTTCACTAAATAAGTTAGATTTAGCTAGTACTCGAGCTGTACCTATAATATCCTTCAAGACGAGGTTTCCATTTTGGTGAATTAATCCGCTCAATACACGACATACGTTCGTCTAATGAGTGTAACATTTTACCATCTCCAACATAAATACCGCAATGTGGAAGTTTACCTCCTACCATAAATAGTATTCCGTCACCAGGTCGTGGTCTTGTAACTTTAATCCATGATCCTATGTGTTTTCTTAACTGTATAGCTCTGTCTTCTTTAGTGATATAATATATCCCTTCATTTATATTTATACCATATTCTTGTTTGTATATCCAAACCACTACACCCCAACAGTCGAAATAATTAGGCCCAGTATGACCTAACCTATACTCCATACCTATATATTTTTTAGCCCAATCAACTATCATTGAAACATACCTGGGAAATCAATAGTATCAAATGCCTTATACGGAAACGGTTCACTTATAAACGTACTATAACCCAATCTAAATATAATAGATGTAGCTGTATAGGTTACACCTCTAGTTTCAAACTCCAAAGGTCCCCACTCTATTGTATCTGGTGTAGAAGCTATTATAACGCTTAAAGTAATTATTGGTGGAGACTGTATAAGTCTAATTTCATCTACTAATGTTCTACTTACATTATCAATACGTAATTCAGCTAAAGGTTCCTTGTCTTCTTTATCATCAGGCATAGTAACTTCAAACGGAAATGCAGTGTATACATCAGAGTTACTAGTAATATCTTCCGTATTATTAACGAATCTAATAGTAGACGGTATATCACCATGATCTACCGTCAATAATATTAAATACACCTCAGCTGTTTCTTGAGCCATGACTCCTTGCATTGCAGATAATGACACTGTTCTAGGCATTATGGAAGCTCCTCTAATTCTAATTTAACTTGCCAATTATCTGGTCCTATTGTAGTATACCTGGGTGGTCGTATAAATCGAAAGGTCCTATTAGTCCCATGGGCATCATTCATAGTAAATGATATGACTCCAAAAGAAATAGTATCTTCAAAAAACGTTCTCAATGTAGTGTATTGAGTTGTAGTTAACCACATATTACCTACATGGTTACGAATCCCTGTAGTGGTTCTTCGTCTCAATTTATCTGGACCTACATCCATAGTAGAGCGAATTGCATTGACGGCCCCAGTTTCTATAAAACCCTTGACTTGAAAAAAGTTAGGTAGCGTATTAGGCCATGCGTAATTTATTTTTGATACACCTTGAGCTATAGGTATAGATATTGATGGAGAACCTGTAGCAGTAACTAGTGCCATTATCTTAACCCCGTCTTATTTCTTAATCCAAATTTACCTTGTAATAATTTAGATAGATCACCGTCCTTAGCTAAATTAGAGCTAACAGTGCCTATAATAATTCTAGTTAACTCAGTTCCATCTGGAGACCTGGTTGTTTCAACATTAGCTTCTTCAGACGTATTATTTATAACCTCTACCTTAATACCAGACGGTTGTACATTAATTACAGGTAGTGTAGGTTGAGTATTAACTGATCTAGATATAGACCCTAATCGAGAAATAGGAGCTAAAGCTTTCATTTGATCTTGAGTAAATATACCTTCACCTTTTTCAACTATGATAGACCGTTCACCATTTCTCAATTTACTAAATCCACTACGTTCACTTAAATTAGATCGCCCAACTACTCCGCCTGAATGACCTCTACCTCCACTACTTCTTAATCCAGATGGAGTACCTACAGCATTACCTGAAGTTTGAGTAGTACTAAAGGTCCCACCAAGAGCATCTCCAAATGATTGAGCTGCATAACCTAATAAAGGTCCTATTACATATCTAGTAAGAAATGCTTGGATAGCCATTCTAGTTAAATCCGCTATAATCGATTCGGCCAGTTCAGAAAAACTAGCTTTACCTGTAGTCACCATATCTACTATAGCATCTTCGGTCTTTTTAGCCATATTAATGGCTACATCTTGTACAGATATAAATGATTCTTCAAGAGATTTCTGGAATGATGTTAAACTAGCTAATCGTCGTTCTTCTTCCTCCATTAACTTAAGTTGTTCTTGTTTTAATTCATATCGCTTTTTCTCGGCTACCAAGTATTCTTCTGTTAAAGCGGTTAAATCTCTAGTTAAGTCATTAAGTTTAGCCGATTCTATTAACTCTTGAGGTAAGTTACGCATAGTCTCTACTTCTGCATGCCTTTCAGCAAATTCAGGCATTCCCATAGTAGCGATTCTTTCAGCAGTCTGTAAAGCATCCTGTAAGTCACCCGTCATTTGAGGAGACATAGGCGCAGTATCATCTATAGTTAGACCCTTACTACCCCGTTGATCGGGTAGCGGTTCTATTTTAGGTAGAGTAATAGGAGCAACACCTACAAATGTATCTAATCTATCGAATACATTTTCAGGTAGGGCTGCTAAAGTAACTCCAAATTCCTCCGCCTTAAGTCTAGCCGCAATCAATAAATCTCTAGCTAGAGTAATTTTTTCATCTAAGCCCACTAATCTCATCTCAGCATTTTTTATCTGCATATCATTAGCTGTAACAGGTGTAAATTGACTTATATCAGAACCAAAACCTTCTAGTACCACTCCCTCTAACGCCGTACGACGTAACTCCTGTCTTTCACGTACCAATGCTTCCAAATTATTAGTCTGAGTGGAGACTGTGTCAATAGCTGAACTAAAGTCATCATTAAACAGTTTACGTATTTCAAATGCTAAAGTATTTATAACATTCACTAGAGTTTCAAATACACCTATCAAAGTATTTAATACAGAAATAACTCTGTCTGCAGATAATGAATTTAAAAAATCCGCTACTCTAGTAAAAATTTCTTTAGAAAACTTACCTAACGCATTAGATAATTCTGGATTGTTTTCTAAAAAAGCCGCAGCCGATCTAACTAAATCTCTCAAACCGTCTTCAAACCCAGCTTGAAATATTTCAGTCTTAAAAGCTGTAAACGCATTACCTAATCTCTGTATGTCAGCAAATAGTCTCTCTGAAGCAATTAAGGCTGCATCACCATATACATCTTTAAGTTTCTTAGCGAATTTCTCTAAAAAATCCCCAGCATTAATAGTTCTTAGCTGAACAGCTCTCTCAAAATCTTTCATTGACATGTCCATAGATTGGGCTGCTAATCTCATAGCACCTGGAACACGTTCAGCTAGTTGCAATCTCAACTCTTCCATGGAAACCACGCCTTTAGATGCGATTTGTTGTAACGCTAGAAATACACCTGTTACCTCTGACTGAGTTAATTGTAATGCAACACCCACTGTAGCGAATGATTCAAATACATCTCTAATAGCGGAATCCGTTAAAGCTCCAGCTGCTGCGGCAGCGAACTTAACAAACGGAGCAGCTGCAGCTGTAAATGACGTACCTAGTTTATTAGATAATTCGAATAATAACTGTAGCTCTGTAATAGCTGAAGCCGTACTACCTTTTAATATAACCAAAGTATTAACAAATTTGTTAATTTTATTACCAGTGTCCAATACACTTCTAGCAAATAGAGTAAATGCTGCACCAGCAGCTATGAATACCTTTAACAAGGCTTTAAATGTATTGGCAAAAAGTTGCATAGATCTACGAACAGCTCTAAATCCAGAACCCAATGCTCTAAAGGCTATACCTCCACCAGATTTCATACGACTAAATGCATTAGACGTAGCTGATCCAAGTCCTGCAAACTGAGCTTTAACTCTACCTACAGAACCTTCTAATCTACGAAAGGCAGCAGATATTCTATTAATATCTCCAACAGCACGCGATCCATCAACTTCGACCTGTATTCGTGATGTTTCTTCAGCCATTATGTATTACCGTATTTAGTAGTCATATACTCTATATCCATCTGATTGATTAAGTACATAAACAAATCCATATTATCAGTGGGATACAACTGTAAATAAGAACTTATATCAGACATTGAAATAGGGTTTTCACATGAAAAACCTATCGTGCGTCTAGTAGATAATGAGTAAAAAGCCTCTATATACTCTAATAAATAGGATGGAACCTCTGGTTTATTTTCTAATGCTTGAGGTTCTACTCCTTCATTTTCAAGACTTTCTAGGAACTTTTCTCTGTCGCCGTACTCGATGTTCCATTTGACGATACTTCGACAGATTTTCCCAACTCATCTTGCTCCTCACCAATGTAATTACTGAGATCAGTAGAGTAGTTAGTAATAAACTCTCTAAGTTCACTGTTTCCCTTTAATGCTTTGTAAGCCATATCACTATCGAATTCGACAAGCTCACCTTTACTATCTACAACATCGCGCCAATTCAAAAGAAGCGCTTTAGATATGGCTCTAGACATAATATCTAGTTGAATCTCAGGGTCAAGACGATTTTTATCTAAAGCTCTACGATGAGGCATTTGTAATTTAGAAAATAATCGTTGAAACTTATTACAACCGCTACTAGCTATAAGAAATTCACTGCCCTTAAATTGAGCCCATTCACCCGCTTCTTCTTTATCTACAGTATTCGACTCTATATTAAACATTTCTACTTTACTCCATCTAAAAGTACCAGTATAGTTCTATACTAGCAGAGAATAGCAGAGTACAAGATATAGTCTCTGCCGTGAGTATAGTCTGTAATGACAAGGTATAACTACTTTTATTATCTATATGTTGGCAGTAATACCTAAAGGTCCTAGATACTACTGCCAAATATAGTTATATCATACAAACTTATCGATTTGAATCATTGAATCTGTGAGTGGATCTCTAATCGCTCTAATAGTTGATCGTTGAAATACATCTTGATCTAAACCACCAGCAACTACTTCACCTGTTTCATACTTAACCTTGGGAAGAGTAAATACGTACGATTGACCAGAAGAATCCTCTACTCTAAATGATAGACTAAACGCCGTAGCATTTAGATATTTAGTATACTCATCGTTATTTTGAAAGTATAATTCCGCTTCACCTGTGACTTCTAATCTACTTAGTGCTATACCTACATGTGGTAAATTACCGATAGCATCTTGAGGACGAAGATTGTTATTAATACTCAAGTTAAGAGTATTGAAATATGCTGTACTAACAACTCCATCAAACTCAATTTGAAGGACATTACTTACTGCATTCATAACCTCATTAGTAGGTGCTGGTACTTCCGTCTGACCAGCTACGCCTGTAGTATTAACAGTGGCACCTAGACCCATCATAGAAAATACACCTGTAAGAATTGACCCAGTTTCAAACGACAGTTGAAGTTGACCCATTCTTACACCATTAAACAAGAAAAATGACGGAGGTGCAATATCTTGTAACTCTTTTTGAACTGAGAATGAAGACTCTGTAGTACCGTTTCTTAACATAGATCCAGACATAGTAATAGTATTACCAGCTGCTTCTATAGCTGGAATTGCCGGGGTTACTGTGAGTTTGGCTGCCGTAACTGTAACGGCTCTATAATAACCATTGATAGTAGTATCTGTAAATCCGTCTACTTTAAACCACTTACCTACCACTATACCGTCAGCTAAAAAATCACCTGCTACAGTATTGAAACTATCATCAGTAGTAGCTGCATCTATATCTACTTCAGATACAGCTGTAACTGTACCCCACGTACTAGCCATTACTCCTTCTAGTAATGAGTCATACGCGTCATAACTAACTTCCACACTAATATCACCGGAAGCATCTGCTTCAACCTGAACTAAATCCGCAGTCATTCTATCCGATCTAATTTCATCAGACGTGACGTTAGATATATTATAATTCAAACTCTCGCCAGTATAACGAAGTTCGTTAAATGCTGGCGTAGTTGGCGTTTCACCAAACGTAACTTCTTTGATAAATCGCAAACCTACTCTATTACTGGCTGCAAGGGTCATAATTAAATACTCCTAAATTGAATACTGTCTCTGTAATAAGGGCATACGACATTAATTCGATACCATCCCTTTCTGATACCGTCTATGATTAATTCAGGTACGTCCATATGTATGTTAGTCAAATTTGCACTACGCCATATATCCGCTGCTGAATCCGCCAATTGTAATGCTCGATTAGCCCCGCTATTCGGTTTTACGTTTATCTCTATAGTTATTTCGCCAAAATATCTGTATATATCTGGGTTAGACCCTATACTTTTTTGTACAGAGGATTTTGAATCATTTATAAACCTAACCCACTCAGTTAAACCACTGGTTTCTATCAGTATATTATTCCACTGTATAGGTGTTATACCCCAGTTATCCGCAAATCTAGATTGTAAATCTCTAATTTCAGAAACATAGTCTGATATAGAGTACGATTGGGTAATAGCTATACCTTGAGCAGTAGGTATAATTAATGTAAGTGAACCTGATGCATTAACACGACCTTTAACATCGGCTACACCTTGAGCTACTAGTAAAGTAAGTAAAGGTGAACCACTAGCATTTCTATCTATAGACGCTAGTCCTGAACTAGTAGGTAATATAATTAATGGAGAACCTGTAGCTATATGTATATCTATAGCTAAACCACTACCTATTAATAACTGAGTACTAACTGCACCTGTTGCAGTTTTAATTACTCTAGATATACCTGAACTCGTTATTAATTGAGTAGATGGTGATCCAGATGCACCTAATATAAGATCAGCAGAACCACTAGCTATAATTAACGTCGTAGATGGACTACCTGTAGCTAAATTAATTATTCTAGCTAAACCTGAAGACGTGATTAAACTAGTAGAAGGCGATCCAAAAGAGGTCTTTATAACCTCTGCCACACCTGAAGTAGTAAGTAATGGTATAGATGGGTTACCTACGGCACTACGCTCTAATACCGCAGACCCGGATGACGTCGGTAATAGTATAGACGGAGAACCATTAGCATTAAATATGCCTTCGGCACTCGCTACACCTGATGCTGTAATTAATTGTGTAGACGGAGAACCTGTAGCCCCATGTTCTAATACTGCAATACCAGAAGTGGTAGGTATTAGTATACTAGGAGACCCTGACGAAGTCTTTATAACTTCCGCTACACCTGTAGATGTGAGTAAAAGTGTAGAAGGTCCACCTACGGCTGTCTTAATTATTTCCGCTACACCCGCAGATGTAGGTAGTATTATAGACGGAGTACCGTTAGCATTAGTAGGTCCAGAAACTTTACCTGCAAAACTACCATATGGTTTACGTATACTGCCATATAAAGCATGACGAGTAAACGTAATAGTGTATGACTTTCCACCTATAGGTGTAACTGTGGCTACACCTGATGTAGTAGGTATTGATATATTCGGAGACCCTGACGAGGTCTTTATAATTTTAGCTACACCCGCAGCTGTAGGTATAGTTATAGATGATGACCCATCAGAAGTACTAATAACCTTAGCTGTAGCTGTAGCAGTAATTGCTGCTATTGCTACTATACCTGTAGCAAATCTTAATACTTTAGCTGAACCTGATGCTACAGCTTGAAGTATAGATGGACTACCAGACGATGTTTTAGTCCCACTAGATTTACCTGCAAAACTGCCGTATAGAATACGGGCGCCATGTAAAGCGGGTCGAGTAAACGTGTTTGTATATGACTTCACGCTATTACAAGCCTATTAACTTATTACAAAATAATAAATGTATCAGTTGCTGCAGGAGCATTTGCAAGAAGTGTCACAGTTAACGTACCTGTAGAACCCACATAATCTGTTATATCTGACGCCTCACCTCTAGCATTACCTGATGTGAATATAATCGTACGTCCTATATAGATGTCATCTTGCGTTTCAGCTAAATCCGTCTGAATCACTGTAGTTGTAGGTGTTCCTTCACATTGACCATCTTCAATTTCATTTGCAGATAGAGCTAGTTGAACAGCCGCAGTTGCTGATCCATTAATAGCTGTTATATCAGCATCAACTACCCCACCAGCTGTAACCGCCATAGAAGCGAAGTTAGTTGGAAAGCCTTGAGTTAAGCTATACCCCGTTTTACCTACGTTCCAATTTTGCGTTGTAAGTGCATAGCCAGACTTGCCAACGTTCCAATTACCTTTATCATCTAAAGAGCCAGCACCGAAGTCAGCGGCGACTAGATTACCCAATGTATTACCCAAATCAATACCGGCTTCACCCGTAGCCGCTACATCAAGGTCGTTACCGGGTGTAGTGGCTTTTAAATAACCAATACCAGAAGCTCCAAATATATCATCATAAACTTCTTGGGTTAATACAAAGAATGTATCCCAAAGTGGGAGCATGTTCGCTGGCTGATGAACGTTGAGCCTTAGAATACCTACAGTAGCCGTATCTGTGGCATCAAGCGAAGTGCTATACCAACCATCAGAATCATGGGTTGCGTTACCGGCGGCATTTTTTTGTGCAAAAGCGCCACCGTCTTTAGACAGTCGCATATCCGCTTGCGCCAGTGTTAAAGCTACTTCTTCAGTAACTCCGTCAGTGATGTCAAGGCAAGGTCCGAATAGGATTGTCTGTGCTGTGCTCTGTCTTAGGAACATCTCATATCCTCATATATTCTGGTGGCGTCGTCTGTACGAAGCCATTATTACTGGAATAACTACACCTCCACTAACTGCATTCAATGGGGTCACTATATTTAACCCTGGAGTAACTCCTAATGTTGATGTTCCATGGGTGAGCTGGCCACCAAACACAGTCAAAATCACCATCGTATCTGAGGCGTTTACTGAGGCAGCAGACCCAAGCACTATAGTCTGTGTTTGAGTACCTGCTGCTAACGAGGTAGTTTGACCCGTCAGACTACCTCTGGTAGTGTATGTTCCGCCTGTAGTTCTAGACATCAAATACGAAGCTCGCCACGTGATACCAACTCTCGACGTAGTGACATTCAAGTTAACTACGTAGTTACCTGCTTCCCAAGAAGCATCATTAGGTTGTGGACCGCCAGTATCCGACTGAAACATGATAGTAGCACGTTCTCGATCAACTGGGTCATTATCAATATCAGGTAATACTTCTACTGTTCCGGGTGTTCCTCCTTCAAGCATTTCCAAGTCAGCAGGGTTAATAGATGCAGTCTCACCCGTGTCACCTACATTGAATCCGGAGTCACTGGCAACGTCAGTTTGTACAAAGGTACGCGCCATTAGAAACTCGTATCTTGCATAGCGTTATCAACTAACGATGTAAAAGTATCATAATCTAACATAGTACCCTGCTTAATTAACTCATCTTCTACTTCAGGTTTATCAGACCACACATCAATCCCTTCTTCGGAACGAATACCGTGTACTTTTTCACCATCGAACCAGTACCAATCGCAACCATCTATAGTTTCACGGTAGTGTCTACCCTCAGTATATTGCTCATCATAGTATACCATGATAACCTGCAAATTATCTGAAGGTAAGGCTACCCAGTCTGTTTCTTTAACTACAGACCCATCAGAATACCATACCTTAAAACCTATGACTTTCATATTTATGAAGCTGGTACGGCAATTGTGAACGTTGTAAGTTCAACAGTATCAGTAGCACCGACTACCGTAGAGCTGATATTAATATCCGCACCGGACGTAGCTACAGTACCCTCTAAAACTTTATTAGTCTGACCTACATTCTGATAGATTGAAAATTGTACCGTAGTACCACCAGCGGCATTAGTATCTTGTAACGGCTGACCCGTCATGGTGATAACACCTGCTGCTGCAGCACCAAACGCGTTTGTAGCGTTTAATATAATGGTAGCAACTTCGGCATCACCACTGGTCTCAAAAACTAGTTCTGGGGCGGTTCCAGCATCAATATAGGTGCCAATTGCGTCGGCAACTGCATTTTGCAAGCCAACTTCCAATGTTAAAGCCATGATTCTTTCCTCTAGTTAAGTAATGTGTTCTTCACCATATGTGCCCGGTACTGCATCAGGGTCATATTTAACTGACCCGTCGGCACGGCGCACAACACCTGTACCTTCTATCTTAGTCGCCAGCATCATTAAAGTATTAGCCGCTTCTGGCGACATAGCCTCTAAATCTGCTTTAGTATAAGTCTTCATTTCTGGATCAGCCATGAGTATTCCTCTTATGTAGCACTAATTACTTCGTAACTACTTCGTTGGTACTTATTCTGTACGTTTAATTGATACCAACCCTTTAAAATTCCAACCTCAATTATTTCAGGCGTACTAAGTATTAAACCTGAAAATTGAGTTGTTCTCCATATATCAGATACATAGTCTGACAGTATTTTAGCTCTCAATAGCCCTATATTAGGTTTTACAAATATTTGTATTACGATTACTCCATAATATCTATTTACATTACTAACTATACCTATTTGAGCTAGTTTAGATTTATCGTGTATATGATTAAAACAAACCCATTCATCTAAAACCTTTGTATCTAACTGTACATTAGGCCATTTTATGACTGTATGTGGCCAGTTATCCGCAAATCTGGACTCTAACTCTATTGTCGCTGTTTCAAAGGTCAATTGCCTGTATCGCTCTAGTCAGCATTAAACGCGGTGTATTAGTTGGAGATCCATATTCCACATGCCCCACATAAGATTTGCCGTTTGATATAAAAAATTTAGCACTACCTAGAGTAGTTATAGGTATTATAGGCATAGAAGGTGCAGGGAGTATTCCTACAGACGAACCACTAATATCGATAAAATTTGGTCTACCTTTACTTAAAGTCCAAGAAGCTCTTAATTCACCAGAAGCTACAGGAGTTCTATCTACAGTACCTTGCCAAACTAATTGGGCTATATTTAATGCACGTTGCGCTACATTCCGTCTAACCTTGGGTATAAACGAAAATGAAGGTTTAGGCGTTCGCCATGTTATCTTCACTAAACTCATTTACGAGCCTGTAATTCCCATAAAAATGATCTATCATATGCTCTAACGTCTTTAAAATTCAAAATATTATACACTATTCCGTCAGGGTCAGTTATAGTATCACCGATCTTAGGCCTAAATGTATCTACAGGTTGTATTAAAACCAACCTATCTTCAGACTGTATAATTGTACCATCTACTCTATCTGTTTCGTATGTATCAAATACAGCTGTTACTACATACGGTGTAGACGTTTGAGTTAATACGCCTGTATTAGGATCATATGAATCATTCGATACAGACGTTATAGTCATATCGCCCGCAAGGTCCTCTAGAGCATTAAATGCTCTATCTACCGACTGTACTAACCTATTTTCTAATGACATTGACTGATTTAATCTGGTCTTTAGGAGTAAACCTATATCCTAAATACGATATCATAGACCATATAGTATCGGGAATTAACTGACTAGATTTAAATTCATTAAAATCAATAGACAAACTACCGACCTTAATAGAGTCTAGACTATTACTATCTGACGGTTCTCCACTATTAATCAAAAATAACGCCATTTCACTCTGGGCGTTTTTAAGGTCTTGTGGAATAGCTTGGCCTAAAACTAAAATATCTTCAGGTGTAGTAAGATTAAAGTCATATACTCTAGGCCAAGCTAATGCTTGGGGTGTAGTTTGATCTTTAATATCACCCAGCCAACTAATTCTGGCGTCTAAAACACTGGTGGCGTTTCTAAGAGCTCTTTCTTGTATACCCGCATCAGCCGAAGTATAGCCTTCTGGAGAAAGTCTACCTTCAAAATACTCATCGGCTTCTACTGTAGTTACATATGAATTAGCAGAAACTCCTCCTACAGACGCATCAATAGCCATTTATTAGCCTTTGTCTGCAGTGCCCGGGCCTGCTACGGGCGGTTCTTTAGGACTTTCATCTTTATCTGTGGTCGTTGAAGATACTGGAGCAGACTTAACTGTAGTCGTTTCAACTTTAGGTTTCTCTAAGTCAGTAATTTTTACTGAAGCACCTTCTTCAGTTCTCCACAACGGTGCTTCACCTTTGACATTACAACAGTACGATGTACATAAAATAAGTTTTAGCTTATCTTTATGAACATGATCAACAGTTAGCTCTCCGTCTCTAAATCCGTATCTTCCACCTAATATACCCGTGAATCCTTTTCTAGGCCCTGTCAATACAAATGTACTTCTATTGGGATCGTTTGACATTATTTATACCTTAATTATAGTTATGAAAAAGAGCCCACCCTACTAGAGGGTGGGCTAAATCAGCCTACTCACGGCGTGCAAACTCTTAATTACTAGTCTTAGGTAGCGCCTGTACCACCGATACCTACGGCAGTAGCAATACCTAACTCACTAAATAGTGCAAAACCACAATAGAATTTGACGCGAGTAATAGATTCATCTTTAGTCTGATGCTCACCAATCTCAGATACTCGAATACCAGACTCACCAACAGCTGTCAAACCAGAAATACCGACCTGGTTTGAACCGTCATCAAGTGTTCCACAAAAGATCTGTGAAGCTGTGGTATTCGTACCTTCAGTCAAATCAATGGGTACATTGTCATTTCTGAAAATAGGTACACTGCGATAAGCAGGTACAGTAGCACCAGAGGGGAGAGTCACAGTTTCCTGAATCGTTGCTCCACCTTGAGTTCTCAAGAGAGAAAAGAATTCACGAATTGTGCGACTATTCATTTGAAAATAATCAACAATACCGTTCTTGTCTTTAACAAGATCGATAAGATTATCCATAACATCGAAAGTCAAAAGATCACCGTTAGCATTAACTGCGGCGATAGTTTGGGATGCAGCTGCAGCCGCGACCAGAGAAATAAGGCCTTGAACTGTATCAGATGCACCACTACCGTTAATATATTGATCACGGTAAGTCAAGCCAATATTCTTAGCTTTCGACATTACTTGAGCAGCTTTTTGATCCGTAAAATTAGAACGAGTGTTCTGGATCAGGTTATTAACTTCAGCATCACCAATAATGGTCGTCAGAGACGTGGTCACTTTGGTGAACGTGGCCGCTGCTTTAGCAGCGATTGTACCGCCAACTGCCAAATTCTCGACGTCGCCTAGAGCAGCTTCACGGTTATACGCAAGCGCATTACCCTCAATCTCTAGAAACGGAAGAATTTCGAAAAACCTATCTACTGTAACGATAGACTCAATTACACCAGTAATAAGCATGTCTTGGGACAGCTTGGCGGACTCGACAAGAGTTACACTAGCCATTTAATTGTATCCTCCAATGAATACGTTTATATTACGCCCTTCACCGAAGGACAGGACAATTAGGAATCGCTTTCCAGTGCCCCGCACTTGAATTTATCTTCTATTATATCATTCTACTACGTTTGGACCTCAAAGTAAATACTTTCCTTAAAGGTTCCTTAAATATAATTACTCCGAAGCAGCTATTCCCGCTGAAATTTTCTGTAGTGGAGACATAGTAGATGTATCAACTTGCTGATCACCCGGCTTCTTCTGTCCACCACCAGCTCCGCCGCCACTAGAACCTTCAAACAAATGAGGCGCTGAAGTTTTAAGACCACCTATCCACTCTACAGTACTAAGAGGATTAGAGCCGTCTTTACCGTACATTACCTTACCATCACCATCGTGAGCTACAGCTTTACCGTCTACTACTTTAAAGGTCTTTCCAGCACGAAGAACTACATCTTCCAAAGCAGCACCACGTACTTTAGCCTCTACAGCAGCAGCTCTAACTGCCCCATCAATTAAAAGACCATTTAACTGACCATTTAATCCGGTATTGGCAGTATTTAAAGCGTCAATCTGATTTTGATGTTCAGCTTTCATAGTATTCGTTCTTTCGGTTACTATATCATCTACTTTATCCATAGTAACGCGCTTTTTACCGTCATCTAAAGCTTCTTTTTCCATAAGCTCAGTATATTTCTCTAAATCAATATTACCAAACTTATCAGTCATATCTTCCAGTTGCTGCTTTAAAGAAACGTTATTGTCTCTAAATTCATCAACCTTAGTTTTAGATACAGCGCCTTCTACATCTAAATAGAATTTACCGTCCGTATGCTTAGAATATAAGGCTTTAATACCTTCATCCAAATCATCAATGCTGTCTAATACAAATTTAAGTGCCATTACTATTCATCCTCGTCAGTAGGTGTTATGTCATTTTTATTTTCTTCACGTGGACCAGGTATATCTTTATCTACCGTTCTATCCAACGTATCTGTTTGCATAATATCACCTCGTGTGAGGTTAAATATTAGCGTTTCTTCATTAATAGCGCCATCAACAAACGCCTTAACAATTTCTCTTAATTCAGAAGCAGGCATCCTAGCGTCTAAAAAGTGCTTATTAAGTGTAATTTTAACGGGAGGTCCTTGAATACCCTCCATTTCTTTAATTAGATTGTAGTGACGATTAAACGCATTTTCTATAGTTTCTACAATACGTGTCATATTTGCAGCATCAGACGAATGTCTAATACGTACATTATCAGGAGATTCACTACCTCTAGAGCTATTATCCATCATACGTGTACTGAAAATAGCCATTTGGTCTGATTTTTCTTTAAGAGCTGTTTCTAAACTCTGTAAACCTTGACCTGTAAATTCTAGATAAAAAGCTTTAGCTTGATGAGGCGGAAGAACCCAAGCTTGTTCAGAACCCACACGTAAAGGTTCGTCACTCTCTACACCAGTAACGACAGGAACAGGTAGTGCAGTAAAATGCCGACCATGCTCTAGATCGGCACTAGTTCTAAAATGAGATAAATTAACATCTACTATATCTAGCATAGGCGGCTTTACAAGGTCCGTAGTTATACCTTCAGAAGTGATAAAGGTAAATGGAATAATATCTATGGATTCACCACGTATGGTAGGTTCAATTATTGATCGCCTATTCAATGATCCTAATGACGTATCAGTCGTAGACCGTCTCCAGACCTCACCTTCATATTCCCCAGTTGATTGAGATAATCTAAGAAGTCTATATTCCATAAAACGAGATAGAAAATGCATTGTATTAGGTTGAGGCCAGTACTTAAGCTCTTGAAGTACCAACATGTTAAGTTGTCGCGTAACAGTATCCGTATTCCAATTTATTATATTTTCTGCAGCATATGGAACAGTATATGCTCGCCCGCCTTCTACTGGGAAGTCTATCAATAACCCAGTTCGACCCATAGCTACTACTTCTTCTGTTACCCAGCGTAAGAGTTCAAAGAACGATGTACCTTGATTATCAGTGTCTTCAAAATACGCTCTCATTTCTTCTGGGGCTTCTATATTGGGTTCTCGCTCAGTCATAAGACCGACCAAACCTTTCAAGGTCCTATCAGTAAACGAGACAAATAAAGCTCTAGTTAAATAAGCATTATACTCATCATTTTTTTGACCAGTTAATCTAGGTAAATACGTGGTTCGTTTAGCTTTTACAGCATCACTACCATCGACACAGTCACGAATTCTATTCCATTTTTTCTCTTGTTTAGTATAGTCTGGATGACGAAGAGACGTTTCCTGAATAATCTGAGCTCCAGGAGTACCAATTGCTAATAGAGTATTTTGCTCAATGGCCATTCTACAATCCTATGATTTTACGCATTTGAATTTGTTGGTTTAACTTCAAAATACGATACCGTAAAATATCACATAAATGATCTTCTAATCTAGTATCGATATCCTCTATTTTCTTATCATCTCTTTGCATCATGGGTACAGTTCTTATTAAATGCGGACAATCTGTAGTAATGTATAAGTGTTTTTGTTCTGTACTATTATCTATAGTAGCACGTAACATCTGTCTTATTAACTGCCAGCCATGAACTCTAGAACCTGGCGACTTATCCGATTTAGTAAAAATTATCCCACCGTTCACAAATTGATCATTTATACTGGTTGAAGATTGGTCTGTAGTCCATATAGACGCGTCTGCAGGTCCAGGACGAATATAACGATTTGGAAATCTCTCTTTTTCATACGCTACCATTCTTCTAGCTTGCTCGTCTGGAAATAGTTTTAAACCCTCTCTCTTTTCATTAGCAAAATACAACTCACCCATAACGAAGAGAGAACCGCGGGGAACGACTCTTTCTTCGCCATGAGCATCGGTAAACTTATCACCGTTTGACTCAGCGAAATATAAATTTCCGCCAGGAGCACTCGAGCCCCAGTCATGAGCTCGATCGATTTTCCACGTTCTGGGTATAAAGAATGGATGAATCACTTGGAGTCGCGGCGCCCAAACGTCGCTGAACATTCCTTTCATCATGATATCCCAGTCACCCGATAACATGGCATCAACTAATGCTGAATCTCCCAAACCCCTCAAACGATCTGCATAACCTGGGTCAGCTCGTGTCAATGTGTAGTTATCAGCCAGTCTGGCTGGAACATACATTCTCGTCATACCTCCATCGCTAGGTGGCGCTCGCCAAAACTTCTCTCCGTGATCAACGAATTGAGTCTTAAAATAATCATGTCCAACACCCCCAGGGTTACTGCAGTACATAATTCTTGGAAACATTCCACGGTATTGGTCTGGAACCTCCAGGCCACCGAGTCTAACCCTAGACCTAATGAAACGTACCATCATCTCTGTAAAATGGGTGGCCTCATCTATGCCTAAAAATCCAATCTGCGCTCCTTGATGAGTCGTAATGTCAGTTTCCCACTGTGAATGGGCTAACTGGATGATTGAACCATTTTCAAACTCAAACAGGTAATTGGACTTATCCCACCGGACCTTCTTATCCCTAATAAAGTCCCTGAGCATTTCCGGATACCCTCCGGGTGTGTTTATATGATTACTGACAAGCTCCTTAAACGTACGTCGAAAAATATAAGTAATTAGGCCTGGAACCCAAATACTATATATAATGGAAGCCGCGCGTAATAAATGCGACTTCCCTCCTCCTGCGGCACCGCCATACAGGACCTCATTAGCCTTAGACATTAAAGCTGCCTTTTGTCTAGGCCAAAGTCTTAATTCCATTAATTAGTTTAACTCTGTTTACTAGTCATCAGTACGACAGCGTACTTTAATGACTATTTTACCGTTATCATCCACGGTAAAAGTATCACATAATCGTTCTACACCATTTATTACGACGATCTTACCTATAAAGTCAAGATCACCATACTCATTATCAGGAGTAACATGATAATCATGTGCGTCATTAAAAACATCATATTCTCTATGATTACAAGAAAATGAGAAACTAGCTTTAGCATCACTATCGCTTAAGCCATTAAATGTGTCTGGGTCGATTTCTGCTGCTTCATCTACAGTCACAAAGTCTACCTCAATACCGTTGGAATCACTTTCAGTATCGAGCACAGGAATATCTAGCTTTTTAGCAATTTCACTTACAGTCGATTTACCTTTTCTAGACATTATAACTCCCTGTATAGACCTAAGTGACTCACCTAGATCTGGCATTGTATATAACTTCCTACCCAGTATTTGCGACATTAACCGACTTTAACGCCGTTTAATCTCGCATTAATACGTCCTGGAGATGCTGTGGGCGTACCCATCACTCCATTTTCTTGCTGTGCGTCAAAAACACCACCGAAATGCTGTTGATCCGCTCGATTATTACTACCTGCTAAACCTGAGGTCACTGCAGGCAGTTTAGGGTCTATAGTAAGAGGGACGTGTTGTACGATATGATCGGCTAGAGTACCCATTACGGTACCTTAGGACTATCTAATTTGCCCTGAGGCAGACGATCTGAACCCATACCCGCTTTAGCTCCACTACCACCACTGGCACCACTAGGTTCAGAATGATGCTTAGACGAAGGTCCAGCCTGACCTGATACTGCTGAAGTTACTACCTTACTGTCACTAGACAAAGGTAGACCCGTACTATGATTACCCAAAGTTGACATCAATATCTCCCGGGTCTATGACCCAACTATTTCATCAGTACCATCCCATACAAACTCTGATACAGGATGATGCCCTTCACATGCAACACACCACGTAGCCCCGTAAAAACTAGGGTCACGTGCATAAGTTTCACCTAACTCTTGAGCCATTACGGTTAACGCACCACCACAACCGCTAGTTAGTTGCTCTTCTGACCAGTATCTACCAACGGCTGACGAGTCACTATCTGGATACTCTTCATATTTAACATAGCCATATCCATCGAACCGTTCTTTCTCTTCATTCGTAAGGTCCCTTATTGGATGTTTAGGCCTAATACCTACATGTAAGTATTTTAGACGGACAGGCCTTACAAACCCTTTAGCCCTCTCTTCTTCAGATAGGATTAAATAAGCTTCGTTCTGCTTACTAGGGTCATCGTCCTTTGGCTTATCAATACCTGGATGATCTTTATCATCAGTGAGCATTATGCAATAACTTCTATACGCTTACCTACAGCGATAAAGTCTTCGTCTGTATCCAATTGACCGGCGGCCAGTGCAAGCACTGCCGTACTAAAATAACCTGATGCGATAGCGTGACCAGCAGCGATAACTGCAGCCTCTGTATCAGCCAATACTGTGGCTTCACTATCTAGGTCATCGTCGTTAATGATTACAGTCTCAATACCATCTACTATAGCTACCTTATCATCAGTAGCCTTTCTTACAATCCAAATAGCCGCGGCCATACCTATCTCCTACGCTGATTTAGTTTCAAGTAGTACAGGCTCTTCAAAACTTACTTCAAGAAGCTCCTCTACTGGCAATTTCTCCGAAGACTCAAGGGCCGGCGCGCCGTCATTCGGGGTAACGTCTTCACATTCCCCATCGAATATGACTTTGAGCAGTCCAGAATCGGGAGGGGCTTGTGATACTTCTACAGATTTGAGTTCAGGCTCTACATATCGAGATAATGTTTTATGACAATCGAACTCAAGACGTTCGTCATCTGTGCTATGCGCTAATTTGGCAACAGCTATAAGAGGGTGATATGAAGGGTACTCGGCCTGTAATAGCTGAAGTACTCTTTCGCCCTGTTTTATGTTACGAGAAATCACAAATGTAACCCTCCATTAAAACATTATACTGTAATAGGACCCATATGTAAACAGTTCCCCTTAAGGAACCTTAAAAATAGTTTGATGTCACTGAGGATGTCGGCCCTGTGATACTAAGTGTTCGTAACTGTGTTCGTAAGGTGTTCGTAACTATATGTGAAGCTGAAAAATATAGGGACAGCGGCATGACGGCCTCTGTAAGTGATCTTGAGCCAATGGTTGACTCTCTACAATTCTCTGCTAGTTATACTATATACTAGTAGTTATTAGTGGAGAATAGTAGAGATGTTAAATATGGGTTATGAGTGTTATAATGAAAAATACCTAGTCGACAGGGCCCTGCGCGTGCGGCAGGTTATGCCCCCCAAGTAAAGCGGTGTACGAGTCGGTGAGGTGGACAACCATCGTTAGGTTAGACGATGATTGTCGTAGTTGAATCATTATCGTTAAGTCGTTTAGAATCAACGTTTAATTTCATATCGAATACGACTTTCGAGTAGTTGACAACCGAAAAAGATCCATGTGAGGGCGATTGGGGCTAGTATGAGGGCGGTTGCTTCGTTCATGTCGATCTCCTATATGATAGATCTATAATACCATATTGATCGGAAATGTACACGTTTATTTACGTTTAATCTAAACTTCTTTTCGGCCGGTCCAGCTATCGAATTCGTTATGCGGATCGTTCAACTCTTGCTCTAGTGTTTCGGGATATTTGATTGTCATGTCCATCTCCTTGTTGATAGATCCATAATACCGTGTTGATCAGAAATGTACACGTTTATTTTCGATTAATTCTTAGATTAGTTACGAATGAAACTATTCTCGATTCCAGTCGGGAGGCGGGAGGCGCTGGTCGGGAGGCGCTGGTCGGGAGGCGCTGGTCGGGAGGCGCTGGTCGGGAGGCGCTGGTCGGGAGGCGCTGGTCGGGAGGCGCTGGTCGGGAGGCGCTGGTCGAGAGGCAGAAGTCGGCCACCTCTGAGGTGGCCGACTTGACATATCACGACATATACAACCTAGCCGAATTGACCGCGTCATGATGATTGGTGTTATTTCGACCACCGATATATCGACCTCGTTTATCGAAACAACGAACCGTCCACCGACCGTGTTCGTCTTTATATATGACAACCGACTTAGTCCGTTCGATCAAGTCATTCGTAATTTTGATTGTCGTTTGTTGCTTCCTGATTCTACGTGATGTCATTTCGTTCTCCTTGTTGATAGATCCATAATACCGTATTGATCAGAAATGTACACGTTTATTTTACATTATTTCCTAGATTAGTTACGAATGAAACTATTCTCGGAAAAAGAAGGCGATAATGATAATCATTATCACCTTCGTAAATCTTAATCGTATTTAAGATTTTTCAACATCGAGATGATTTCGTCGATATACGAATCGACTTCGTCGGTCGTCGCGGCCTCTAAAAGAATATTGCCGCTTTGATCAATTAGGTTGACCGTGGCATTTTCGTTTATTTCAATTGCGTATTGCATTTTCGTCTCCTCGTTGATTACAGTTCTATAATACCGTGTTGGCCGGAAATGTACACGTTTATTTTCAATTAATCTCTAAGATTAGTTACGAGTGAAACTATTCTCGGAAAAAGAGAGCGCTCCGAAGAGCGCTCAGATCTCCTATATCAGTCGAGATCTATCGACGTACTTGTTTCTCATCTTCGACTCTAACTTTGTGATACGTGAGTCTAGAATCATACTGAAGATGATTATGACTACGAAGTTAAATGTCAGAAAACCTAATACAAACAATTCAAGATCTGCTATTGTAGTTTCCATTTTCGTCTCCTCATTGATTACAGTTCTATAATACCGTGTTGAGCTAGAATGTACACGTTTATTTTCAACTAAAACTCGTTAGAAATCAATCACTTAAACGTGCGTCCAGATCGTCTCTATCAGCACTTTATATCTTTTAGATAGTAGCATATAGGCCATATAGACTCAACGATACGGACGATCTGGACCGAAAGCGACGTAAGCCGTTGATTCTCCCGCCGTACGCCTAACACGGAGCCCCCCTGTATCGACGCGATCTGGACGATCTGGACGTCTCTCGTTTGCTTTTTAGAGGCCACTTGGCTGCATTCTGGGCTAATGATAATGATTGTCATTTACACTCAAAGTTGGCATACTTTTTTCCGGGCGCTGAGATTAGTTTCACTCGAAACTATTCAAAAATGACCATATAAAGCATCGTCCCAGATCGTCTCAGTCAGCGCTAAATCGTACATTGATAGTAGCATAAAGGCTATACGTATAATGTAGTCTGGACGATCTGGATAGTCGTGAGCTGATTTGTCGCACAATGCGTACAACTATAGCTTTAAGTTTATTTTCCGTGTAAGCCGTTGTTTTATAACGGCTTTTAAATTAATTTCAATTAGTTTGCTTTCTCGTTACATATCAACAACTTAGTCGCGCATAAAAAGTGTACATTGCCGGTCAACACGGTATTATGGACCTACGATCAAATAAACAAATAAATAGCCGCCCGCCAGCGCGCAGAAACTGGCTCAACCGCACCGGCCCGAAGGCCGAAGAGCAAGCCCAAGAGGCCCCAGATTTACCTCCCCGATTTTGTGAACCTGTCGGGATCAAGAGGTCCATAAGGTTCTTATATGGTGAATGTTATGTCAAATACTGACAAGGTAGTTTCTGAAGGAACCAATGTAAAGGTCAAAATTGAGACATTGGGTGAAAAGGCCACCACGGCCCAACTGATTGGAAAGGTCAACGAGATAATCTCGAAGGTCAATTCGATCAAGGTTCGGGATCGTGGTCCAAAATCTGAAAGGTCGATGACCGATGAAGATGCACAAAGGTGCAAATTCGGAGACCTGAAGGATAAAAGCCACAAGGAAGCGGCGAAGGTGTTAGGTTTGTCCTACGGACAAATCTACAGCGCTCGAGGGGGCTACACATTCAACCACGTTAAAGCGTAAGGAGGTTGAAAGGTCGGGGCCGAAAGGCCCCGGCACTTTAACGCCAAAGCAAAAGGAAAGGTTATATGTTTGGAATTCTTTACAGCTTAGCATTGTTGATAATCTGCATTCCATTTCTAGCAATCATTACTAGTTTGGAATGACCACACGGGGCGGCCTCCGGGTCGCCCCACTTAGGAGTAAGAGAATGCCTAACTATTTCAAGTTAGTGTCCAAAAATGCGCCTGACACAGACGTCTTATTCTCTGATGTCGATGATGACATTAGAGAGCATTTCGGTGTCGAACCAAGTGAAGACAGCTGGTTTTATGGCTGGTATGATTGTTTGGGTTGGGGTTTCTGTATGGGTAAACAACCTATGGAAATCGTTCGTGGAAATCCAAAGATGTCAAAACCGATGAAGCTAATTTGTGAGTATCTCGATAATCGATTCACAATCGAAGCTTGGTCGGGAAGATGAGAGTAGGGCGGCCTCCGGGTCGCCCCTTTTTTTGCCTGAAATCTGGGTCGTCCCCCATTTTAGCTTTTCTGGGCCCGTACGGCCTACACGATCGCAAATTTTAATGCGCTAGAAATGATCTGGCGTGCCGACGTGATGATTTTTATGGCAACCTTGCCCGACGAAAAGTTAATGATAATGATTGTCATTATCATTTAGAATCTGCGTTATGTCAAGTCGGATATGATTGGGGGCGCCCCGGGGGGAGGCCCGAAGGTCCTAAAAAGGTCCTTCGGCCCGAAGGTCCTACCAGCCCGAAGGTCCATCATTACTAAAAAGCAGCCCGGTTCAGCCGTCCCTGTGGGGACCATCACGCGGCAGGTCGAAGGTCCGAAAGGTCCTACCCCCCATAGTCCCCCCTCGAGGAGGAGGAGCGGCCCGAAGGTCCTACCCCCCATAGTCCCCCCTCTGAGGGGCGTGACGGCCCGAAGGTCCTACGATTCTCTTATAACAACTGAGTATAAGGAACATGTATACATTGTTGCTACTCTATGGTACTATTAACTATGGCCGGAAAATACTTTCTAGCCAATATAGGAGATCCACCATGGGTAATCCCGAAAAGAAGTTGAGTTTGGAAGAGCGCGTTACGGCTCTGGAAACCCGCGTTGATGCCATCAAGGTACGTGACCGCGGGCCGAAGAGTGAGAGGTCCATGACCGATGATGACGCCTTTCGCGTTAAGTTCGGTGATCTTGTGGCAATGAGCCACAAACAAGCCGCCCAGGAACTGGGGCTGTCCTACGGGCAGATCTACTCCGCTCGCGGTGGCTATACTTTCAACCACGTCAAGAAAGACTTTAAGGCGGGTTGATTAGGACGGGGGCTGGCCGTTAGGCTGGCCCCCATTTTTTAAAGCGGGCAGGTCCTGAGGGCCGCCCCTGCGTGGATGCTTCTTATTTGCGTCCACGTATAACTCAGGCCGAAGTGCTGCCTTCCCCAGCGGCCGAAGGTCCGGCCAAAAGGTCCTACGCCCCCGCGGCACGACGGTTCTTATTATCTTAGCTTAAACCTCGAGGTCGGGGTGCCGATGTCCGAAGGTCCACGTTTTCCAACCTTATCCTCGCCCTCTGGGGTGAGAGCCCGAAGGTCCTACGCTCCTCCCCTCCGACGGGAGGAAACTTTTACCCCCACGAACAGTCGGCGGACCGAGGGGCCGAAGGTCTTGACTCGGCGAAGGTCGGCACGGCGGCACCTCGTACGTGAATCTACAAAATCTATTACGGTTGAGTTCTTTTGGTCGGCCCGCCGGTATAAAGATACTCGCCCCCTCGGGCGCTGTTGAGCGCCGTCATGCCGAAACTCTCCAAATCTTCAACCAATGAAATCTACGAATCTACCACGATCTACATTGGGGGAATCATAGATATATCATTCAATATATCCTCCATTTATATATATAGATTTCATAGATAGAATAGATTCTTATATATAACAACAACTTATGGATCTACATGCTTTGCTACAACAATCTATAATCTATAACGGAGAAGACCTGAGATTAATACTGTGATCCGTTAAGCTCATAGGGCCGCTGGGCCGTAGTATGTGAATCTACTTCAGTGAGTACATCGACCACCACCCTAAGTAGATTCTATTATGAAAAGATTTCATTGAAACGAGGATCTATAATCTACAGAATCTACAACGGGGATAATAGATTAAGAAGATTATAGATTGCGCAGTCGCTCCACCTGAAGGCTGGCCGCATAAAAATAGGCGAGCCTAAACGACTCGCCTAATAGGCTGGTTGAGAGAGCAACCATTTAACCAAGGCAGAACACTCATATCCGAGCTTAGCACTTATTTGTAGGTCTTTAATCTACTTCATCATGACGTATCCTCCGTATAAGCACTACCGACTTTAAATGACGGGATGTCGGCCCCCAATAATTAATCGTCTATAATGTGAGTCGTAAGTGAGTAAGGTATCGTATTCACATCGATAACTATGATGCGAGGAGACAGCTCCGAAAACATTTTAACGTAGCGATCCATTTCGTCGATCGCCTTTCCGGACCACATATGTGCTTGAAAGATAGAGTCGGTAGGGAATGGATACCCACCTGATCCTTGGTCCATACCGGCGAACAGACCATTCTCGTATACTAGAACCACTTTAGTGATCTTGAATTTAAGGATCGAATCTGTTGGCGTGGACCATGGATCTGACCGGATCTTTTGGTCTATCATTATAAAGTCGCCGTGCATGCAAGGTTCGGTAGAAACACACCTACCATCTGGCATGGACATACAGTTGAAATCTGGTTGGAGAACTGGGAAGTGAGAGTAGTATTTCGTGTCAAATTCTTCCTCAGTATAGATAGTACAGAACGCAGTGCCGACAGCAGCGAAGACCATTCTGCGAGCATAGTCGTAATCTGGAGCCTCAATACACATAGGCCTAGTAAAGCCAAAGGTGGCTCCTCGTACATTATGGATATGACTGGAACCGAACGTTGCATAGAATTTCATGATTGAATGCCTTTATGTTGTAAAGCTACTATAGTCATAGGCGAGGTGTCTGATTCGAAGATTTTACTTATAGCGGGAACTAGTTTGGTCATAAGGTATAGACCTTCAAAATCGTCACCACCGAGACCTTCGTCACGCATCTCGTCCATAGATCTCTTTATATTTTTGAGACCAAGGACTACTTTAGCATGTTCTTCTTCTAGATTTATCATAATCAGTTTTCCTCTGTAACTAGGGTCGCATAGACCCTGTATGTTTGAGAGTGTATCTAAAGAACTCTGTGTGGACAGTCGCGCCAGTGATTAGGAACTTCAACACTAGAGTATAGTTTAGTCGTCCATTGTCAGAGGCTATCTCTGAAATAAGGTCTTTCGTTAAGAACACGTCTTCGGACTTTTTAAGGTAATTGTGTCGTTTTATGACTATAACCTTAGTCAGTAAGAGGTAAGTGTATAGATCTGGAGAGTTTTCTTCAAAGTTAACAAGCGGTAAACTGCCTTTCGCTTTCGGATCGATCTCTTTGGTTATAATGAGTTCTATAGCCTTTGGATCGAATATACCTACCTTGGGCGCTATGACAAAGTCACCGACCTTAAGTTTCGCTGCTTCTCGTGCGTTCATTCGAATGCTCCTTCCAGTTTAGCAATCGCTCTTTTATTCCAAATTACACCACTAGCACAATCCCAACCATAATACCAGCTAACACGTTGGTCCAATCTTAAACCCCAACTATAGGGAGCTATAATGATACCATGATATTCTCTAGATAATCGTTTCCAGTCAATAAACCAGTTAAGAGATACACTCGTTTTAAAAGGCGGATCAACAAGATATTCTTCAGAGAATTCTAAAATCTTATCATCAGTATCTAACAGTAAGATATTTGCATTGGGAACCAGTTGTACATAATGAGGAAACTGCAATGCACCTATTGAGAAATCTTGACTTATACACCAGTCATGCCAGCTATGATTTGAATCCTCTACTGACACCCAAAGACCTTTTGGTTTATCATGGCGAGAATATGGACCTTTTTGTCTTCGTGAACGTAACTTAGCAATAGGCACACGACTATAATGAATTAGCTTCATTGTGTTCTATCTTCCCATTGACCCAATAAGTGTAAAAATGTATGAGCCGCTCTACAACCCGGATCATTGTCAAGATCACCATGATTATCGACCATATATTGGACGAACTTAGCGAGGTCCATGAGATTGTCGTTAGTGAACATTTGAACAATAGGAAACGGTTCTCTAACTGTGTCAGGATTCTCTGTATTTTGAATGATCATGTAGTTCATGGCACATACTCCTAATCATGTTCCAATGTATTTCTGAAGTTAGTGAGTTCTTCGACGGCGACTCTTTTAGAATAACCGTGTTCACGATGTAGGTTAATGGATATTCCTACATCGCCGAATCTTGAAGCCATTACAACACGCACTCTTTGTGTGCGGCCTTGATTGTTCGGCTTGATTACATCTGCAAAGAGCTTTGGATTGACACCCATTTCAGCGGCCAGCATTTTCTCGATGGCGGGCAATCGATTGATGAGTA